AAGCAAATTGAATTGAGCTCAAAAGGAACAGGTAACTTTTTAAATCTGCCGTATAATCACCCAGAGTTTCCTGGACGTTTTGCATATGATGATGAAGGTAATTCATTGTTAGATTTAGATATGTTTATAAAGCATTACAAACGTAAAGTCGTATCGAATCTCAGCATGGTTATTATTGATAAACCTGTTAGTGAAAAAAAGAATGATGACTTTAAAGGTGCACCACCTTGTCTTATTACTCTTGCTTCACAAGGATTTGCTGAAGGATCACGAAACGAATGTATGTTTCAATTGGGAATTTATTTACGTGAAAGATTTCCTAATGAATTAGAAACAAAGATGGATCAATACAATACAAAATATTTTAATCCTCCTTTACCAAGTAGAGAAGTACAAACAATTTTTAAACAAGTAGAAGATAAAAAATATTTTTATCGTTGTGAGTTACCTGTATTTAAAACAGTATGTGAAAAAAGAAAATGTCAAACGCGTAAGTTTGGTGTTGGAAACTCAGCCGAGCATGAGATTACAAATTTAAAGAAATGGGAATCAGATAGTCCTGTGTATGAAGTTACTCATAATGGTAAAGTTATTATTTTATCTGTCGATCAACTACACTCGCATAGTGAATATCGTAAAGCTTGTATAGCGCAAGCGAATGAAAGCCCACGGCCCATCGCCCCTGCTATATGGGCAGACATGGTAGATAACTTATTAAAGAACATGCATGAAGATGACTTTATTCAATTACCTACAGAAGTAACAGCTAAAGGACATTTCCTTAATCAACTTCAAATCTTTATTGAAAACAATAGAGGAGCTAAGGATAGACAAGATATTTTACAAGGAATGGTATTTGAACATGAAAAAGGATATTTCTTTTTTAAGCCACAATCTTTGAGAGATTTCTTAAAAACAAAACGTTTTACTAAGTTAACTGATTCTGCTCAGTATAAAATGTTTGAAGAGTTTGGCGGCGGTTATGCTAAATTTAAAGTAAACAATAAAGGAGAACATTGTTGGAAGATTCCAACTAACATTATTGATTCTGATTTTAATTTAAAAGAAAAAGACTTTAGTGAAGAGGAGGCATACTAATGCATAGACATATTGTTATAGGTCCTCCTGGTACAGGTAAGACCACATTTTTAAAAAATAAAGTTAATGAACTGGTGAAAAATAATATTTGTTCACCGCATGAAATTGGTTATTTTAGTTTTACGGTAAAAGCTGCAGAAGAAATTAGAGACCGTGTTGCTCAAGGAAGTGAGATGAGTAAGGATGAACTTAAAAAAGAATATCCCTACTTTTGTACGTTGCACTCGTTAGCGTATAAACAGCTACAGTTACGACAAGGACAAATTATGGACGAACAAGACTATGCTGACTTATCACGGATCACGGGACATGAGTACGTTAATAAGATGCGTAAAGGTAATGGCGTTGATATAGCTATGCCAACAGCAAAAAGTGAATATCAGGACATTATTAATTTAGCATACGCAAAGTTTCCTGATGAAGAAGATAGATTAGCTAAAATATTTCGTGAAACAACGTTGAATAATTACGGCGCACGGAACATGATTGAACAAATGGATTTAGATTTGCGTAAGTTTAAAGAAGATAGAGATAAGTATGAGTACGTGGATTATTTTACACAGTTTTTAAAAAGAAAAAATCCTCCTAAGTTAAAATATTTATTTGTTGATGAAGCACAAGATTTATCCGTACAGCAATGGAGAGTAGTAGATATGATTCAAGAAATTGCTAAACCAATTAAAACTTATGTAGCTGGTGATGATGACCAAGCAATTTTTCGTTGGGCAGGTGCAGACATAGAACATTTTATAGCTATGGCTAAAGATGATTCTAACAGTATTATTCCTTTAACTCAGTCTTATCGTATTCCTATTAGTGTGCACAGTCTTGCCACAAAATTAGCACAGTCTATTTCAACTAGAATTGATAAAGAATACAAACCTAGAGATGAGGAAGGAGTAAGAAAAGTCTTAAATATCAGACCTTTAAACAAAGGAATTCAAGAAGGGGAGTGGTTAATTTTATGTAGAACTCATGAGATTGTTAAGCAAGTTTCGGAAGCTTTAGAAATGTACGGATGGTTATATAAACGTTACGGACATTCCGTTATTAATTTTAAATATATTGAAGCTATTAGAGCATGGACCAGTTTACAAAATGGTAAAAAGATTGCTGGAGATCATTGTCATACACTTTATGAATATATGGATAGCACCAGGATTAAAAGAAATTATGGTACGTTTAAAGGACAACCTGACGGTATGTATAATTTAGATATGCTTATCGAAAAATATGGGTTAAGAGAGACTATAAACTTATCAAGTACGAAAGAAGTAAGTGTTAAAGAAATTGCATGGTACGACATGATTAATGCAAAAGGTTTTAAAAATAGAATTAACTATTTGCGTTCTATTATGAGAAATGGACACAAACTAGATCAAACACCGCGCATAGAAGTTTCAACTATTCATGCGAGTAAAGGTGGAGAGAGACAAAAAGTTATGTTGATTACTGATTTATCTTTTGGTCCTTACAAATCTTCTACAGAAAACCAAAGAGGACGTGATGACGAAGCTAGAGTTTTTTATGTAGGAGCTACAAGAGCTAAGGAAGAATTACATATTGTTCATCGAACAGAAGGACAATTTGAATATGAACCAATATTTTTTCATGAAAGGAGTTGTGCATGATTTGCAAAGATATTTTAAAAGAAGCTGAAGAACTTGTTACTGGTGATAGGCAAAAAGACTACGGAGATAAATTAACAAACCATGAAAACATTGCTAATTTTTGGAGTGCATATTTAGATACAAATATAACACCTCATGACGTAGCAATATGCATGGCATTAGTTAAAATAGCACGATTAAGACATGCTCATAAGAGAGATAGTTATGTTGATTTAGCCGCTTACGCAGCAATAGCAGGAGAAATAGATGAAAGAACAACCTAATTGGTTTCCTAAAGTACACCGCATGCCCAGTGAATGGGTTATGCCTGATACATTTCCTGATCTATCTGGTTATGACGAGATAGCTATTGATTTAGAGACTAGAGATCCTGGTATTAAAAATACAGGACCAGGTTATATACGTAAACACGGCGAAGTAGTAGGGATTGCTGTAGCAGTTGACGGTTGGTGCGGTTATTACCCCATCGCCCACGAAACACCGCCCAATATGGATAAAGAATTAGTTACCAGGTGGCTTAGAAAACAATGTTCTTATGAGAATATAAACTATATTTTTCATAATGCTTTCTATGATGTTGGTTGGTTAACAACAATGGATATTGACATCAAAGGCAAAATAATAGACACTCTAGTTGCTGCTCCTTTAGTAGACGAAAATCGGTTTCGATTTGACCTAAACTCACTAGGAAGGGATTATCTAAAAGAGTCAAAATCGGAAACCCAACTCTACGAAGCAGCTAAAATGTGGGGCCTTGATCCTAAAGGAGAAATGTGGAAGCTTCCTGCCTCACATGTAGGAGAATATGCGGAACAAGACGCAGCACTTACGTTACGTCTATGGCATTATTTACAACGAGAAATAACATCACAGAACCTCGTTAACATTTTTCAATTAGAAACAGATTTATTTCCTGTTCTATTTAAAATGAAACAAAAAGGTGTTCGTGTTGATCTTGACAAAGCAGAGAGGATTAAAAATGATTTACAATCTAAAGAAAATAAAATCTTACGTTCAATTAAAAAGCTCACAAATTGCGATGTGGAAGTATGGGCTGCAGCTTCGGTGGCGAAAGCATTTGAATCACTCAAAATTTCTTATGATCGTACACCGACAGGTCAACCCAAATTTGATAAAAACTTTTTGGCAAGTCATGACAGTCCTTTGGCACAGATGGTGGTGGAAGCGAGAGAAATTAATAAGGCGCGAACCACGTTTATTGAAAGTATCACCAAGCATTCGCACAGAGGCAGGATTCATGCTGAGATCCACCAAATGCGATCCGACCAAGGAGGAACGGTAACAGGTAGATTTAGTTACTCGAATCCTAATTTACAGCAAATACCAGCACGACACGGGATCCTCGCACCACTGATCAGATCTATATTTATTCCTGAAAAGGATCATGAATGGGGTATCTTTGATTACTCGCAACAAGAACCACGGCTCGTGGTCCATTACGCTAGTATGAGACAATATTCAGGTGCTGGACAATTTGTTGATGCTTATCAAGATGATGATGAAACAGACTTTCATCAATTAGTTGCTGATATGGCGGACATACCACGTAAACAAGCTAAGACCATTAATTTAGGTTTATTCTACGGAATGGGTAAAGGTAAGTTAATGTCACAATTAGGTGTAAGTTTAGAAGACGCAACCGAACTGTTAAATTCTTATCATGAGCGTGTACCTTTTGTTAAACAATTAATGAATGACACCATGAATAAAGCATCTAAGAAAGGTTTTTTATTTACTTTAGAAGGCAGAAGATGTCGTTTTGATCTGTGGGAACCAACAAATGAGTGGGGCTCTAAAGCTTTACCACTTGCTGAAGCTCAAAGAGAATATGGCGAAAGTATGATTAAACGTGCCTGGACCTACAAATCTTTAAATAGATTAATTCAAGGCTCAGCTGCTGATCAAACCAAGAAAGCTATGTTAGAATTATCTAAAGAAGGATACCTTGCTCACATACAAGTACACGATGAACTTGATTTTTCTGTTGCTAATGAAAAAGATAAAGCTAAAATCAAAGAGATCATGGAAACATGTGTGGAATTACAAGTCCCTAGTAAAGTTGACGTAGAGTGCGGAAAGAATTGGGGTGATGCAGGTGGTTAATGAAATCTTTATGCTTAACATTATTTTTATTTTGTCAAACGACATTTAATAATTTTGATTTTACTTATTCAACAAAAGACGAATTTGTAAATGGTATTGTTGATTGTACTGTATTAGCTAATACTTTTATACCGCCAACGAAACGTGTTATTATTTTAATTAGTGCAGGACAAGCAGCTTAGGATCGGATTGGGGACAATCTAGGTTTGCTAAAGTAGGTAATAACTTTTACGGTGTTATTGAAACAGATCCTACTTCTCCACATTTAAAAGCATTAGGTAATCCTAGTATCATGATCAGGACCTACGGTAAAAAATGTGAATCCGTTGCTGATTATATTAGTATCTTAAACAATCATCCTAACTTTAAAGAATACCAGGACCTGTTAGTAACTCAGTATATATCGGGAGAAATTGATCCTATAGCTGTTGTTAAGACTTTACATAAGTATGCTATAGACCCAAATTACGTTGAAAAACTGCTAAAAACTATGGGTACACTATTAAAAGACTATCCCACTCTTTTTCATTTGACATATAATACATAATCTTATATATTCCCATTAAATGAGAATGGTGCAACATTCTCCGAGTATGGCTGAACAACTGTCACAAAGTAGTA